GGATCGGCCGCGACATAGCGGCGGTTGAGGTATTCGCAGAAGGGGGCCAGCGCCACCGCCGCCAAGGCGAGCAGGGCCAGCCCCCACCAGATGGCGGGGATAGTCGTAGGCATGGGGATTTGCGCGAAGGCGCGGTGATGGGCTTTGGAGAGCGGGCCAGTAGCCCGGTAATCCCAGAAAGTCACTTTCAGCGCCGGTGACGTTGCGGCGCTGGCCCACTCTCCAAAGCCGCCCCGGTGAGGCGGGGCCGGCGCGGTGCTACTTGTTGATGCTGCTGCCGAAGTTGAATGCGTCGATGAGTTCTTCGATGAAGCGAATGATCTTTTCGGCCATGGGGATGGTTCCGGTGTGGACGTAGGGTTGATGGGGATCAGGCAGCGCCTGCCGATACCCCGCACGCGGGGCATGAGCCGGGGCTGTCAGGCGGGGAGCGCTTCGCCGTGGGCGTTAAGCCCGTTCGTGAATTTCCAATGCAGGCTGTCGCAATGCGGGCAGGTGGACAGCGTGTCCCACGATTCACCCTCGGGGGCGGCTCTGGTTTCGATGACCGCGCCGCAATCAGGGCATTCGTAATTGGTGATCGCGTCTCCGCGAGCGCGGACGCGTGCGATGTAGTCTTCGTACTGTTGCTTCAGGCTCATGATCATTCCCTTAGTTCGACCCGGCGGGCGGGCGCGGGTTATTCGGCGGCCTTTTCCAAAGCCTGAGTTGCTTCGTCCAGTGCGCTGCAAACTTCGTCCAGGGCGTCGATGGCCTCTTGCATGGCGTCCAATGCCTCTTGCGCCTTCTCCCCCTTCTCGCCGTTCTGAAGCGATTCGGGCATGTTGTCGAAAGCGTCTTGCTCGTCGCTGTGCGGCCCGCTTTCCAGATCGTCTTTAAGGCTTTCGGCTTCGGACTTGAGCGTTTCGATGCGCTGACGCAGCGCGTCCAGCTGCTTGCGGCGGTCTTTGTTCATGGCGAAATTCCTGTGTGAGTTGGCTTCGGTAAGCGCTGACTCGCAGCGCTGGCCGAAACCCGCTTTTCAGCGGTTCGGATGGCCGGGGTTATCGTCGCCACGCCCGGCTGGGCGTTGCCTGGCTGTAGAAGCCCAAGCACACAGGGTCCGGGGGCGCGCTTGCGCCTGGTTGTCCTGTTTCGCCCTTCCTCCCTCGCGGGGGCGGGCGGCCTAAGTTGTTAAAGAGCGGTGCTCGCCTTCCCCAATCCGACTTTGTGGCGGTGACGTCTCCCGCTCTAGGCGATGGCCTGACTGCTGCCTGCGGGTCCGTGGGGTTTTGCTTGCAGCGCGAAGCTGCGTTAAGACGGATATTAGTAAACACTAAACTTATCGTCAAGTAAAAACTAAACTGTCCGGCGCGAGTCGCAGCGGCCATTGGAGGGAAGGGAGGGGGAGGGGGGCGAAAAAAAAGCCACCCGAAGGTGGCTTTGCTGGCGGAAGGGGAGCGACTATGCGCGGGTCCACTGCCCCGATTCGCTGTCGCTCAAGCGCGATCCTGCCCAAACAACTTGGCCCAGGACGCGAATGGGGGTGCCGTTCTCGAGGGGAATGTCTGGATAGCCGGGGTTGAACGACCGCGCAACCCAACGCTTGGTCAACCTGTCGCGGGTCACAGTCTTTACGATCATCTTGCCGTCGTAGTTGATGGCGTAGACGCCGCCAGCAGCGACGTCATGCAGTGTCACGTTTTCGTTAGGCACGACCAACAAAGCCGCACCATCCCGAATGATCGGTTCCATGCTGTCACCCTTGGCGTAGACGACGCGGGCCTTGCCTGCGCCAGCGCCAACCGACCGAAGAAATGACCGGCGGAATTGAACCGTGCCGGTTTCCTCTTCCGCCAGGTTCTCGATACCGTCGCCCGCAGCCAAACGAACGTCTGCCATTTCAGGCACTTTTTCAAACTTGTCGTTGGCGGCGTGTGGCTCGCCCGGCCCGACGTTGGCGACCACACCAGTTTGGGTGCTGATGCGAATCCTGCTATCGCGCTCGGCCTGCAATGTCGTTTTACCGCCTTCCCACGGAGCCGCCTGCTCCCCGCCGATTCGCATTGGGAATGGATCGTCGGCCGCATCCATGTCGACCAGTGCGCCGCGATTAGCGGCCTGGGCGCGCGGTTGCACTGGCGGCGCAACGTTTATGCCCAGTTTCAGCTGCGCAATAGCGAGGGCAATGGCCCCCTCGAGCGCATTGAGTTGGCTGGGCGGCAACGCGCGGACTTCAGCCTCTGCGATGGACGCGAAGGGCCACGGGGAGGGCGGGTTCGCGTCTGGGGTCGGCTTGGTGTCGCCGTTCTGGGGCGTATCCAGAAAGCCCTCGCCCATCCGGTAGTCCCGCTCAAGCCGGCGCGCGGCTCGTTCCCCAATGGGGGCCGTGCCGGATAGGACTTGCGAGAAGTAGCTTTTCTCCTTGCTGGGTGCGCCGTTCTGCTGCACCCACGCACGAAGATTCGCCCGTCGAGTTTCTTGGATGGTCATGGCGAAAGTTTATAGGACACTAAATTAGTAAACACTTGACCTTACGGTTTAGTTCTCACTAAACTTGGGCATGGACCTTAAGACCTATATCAGCACTAGCCCACGTGGCACGGCGGCGAGCTTAGCTAAGGCAATTGGCGTCTCGCCTTCTTACCTATCGCAGATGGCATCCGGGCAATCGCCCATCTCGCCAGAGCGCTGCGTAGCAATCGAGAAGGCGACCGCTGCCGTTGTCAGCCGCCGAGATCTTTGGCCGGACGGCTGGGACCGCGTATGGCCCGAACTCAAGGAGGCAGCACATGGACAGCAGTAAAGAACCCAACCCAATCCAGCCGATAGCGCCAGTACCCACACCGGATGACCGCGTCCAGATCGGCCCGTTGGATTGCTGAAAGTCGTTTTCCATGCAGCGCATCGTAAAGCCGCTGCTTCGCAATAGATACGTTCAGGAATGCTTGAAATGAACATCACCACTGCGGCCGATTTGACGGTGCATGAATACAAGGGCGGCAGCGAGTCGCTAGGGCCGCTGGTCGGAATATCGGCGGCGGTGCTGCGCAACAAGGTCAACCCGAACAACACCACGCATCACCTCACGCTTGCCGAGGCTGACCGCGTTGTGCGGATGACGGGTGACGCCCGCATCCTGGCCGCGTTCGCGCACAGCAACGGCTATCTGCTGGTCAAGGCACCCGAGAACTGCGCCGAAAGCGACGTTTCCGTGTTGGAACAGGTGGCCGCACTGATGGTCGCGCACGGCACTTTCGGCAAGGAGGTCTATGACGCCCTGGCCGATGGGGGCGTTGATCAGCAAGAAATGAAGCGAGTGGATGCGGCCGGCCGCGCCCTTATGGAAGCGGTGGCGGGCGTTGCGCGCCGTCTGAGT